GGATTCTTATCTAATACAAATATGTTCATTGTGAAAGGCTTTCCATATATAGTTCGTGTATAATGTTCTTAAGTTTGTTTTTGTTTTGAACTTCGTCCATTGCATCAATCTCTGCGTTGATGATTGTAAGTGTATCTTTGGTATTGTCAACAGTCTGTTCGGAACTCAGTTCAACATTATTTTCTTCGATGATGTTCAAACTTGCTACTGCATTACCATACATCGAATCTAAGAACTTGTCAAATATGTAAGGTTTAGTTTTATTTTCTACAATCAATTTCACAAAACAATTCTTATACTTTACAAAGTTAGTCTTCATCATATCCTGTTCTGCATCATTATATCGAATTGCATAGAAAATACGATTTGGATTTTCAATAAATTCTAGTTCATGAGTTTCTGTATCAAGAATATGGAATCCCTTTTTTTCTTTCAAATCAGAGAATGTGATTTGATATGGGGTTCCAAGATATGAAACATTCTTTTCACTTTGCTTACAGTGAAAGTGACCAGAATATACAGTTTCAAATCGAGAAAGAATAGCAGGACTCATTCCGTCTTCATGCTTTACACCGCGAAGAACTTCAAATCCTGTCAGTTCAAAATGACCCATAATAAAAGGCGAAGTCGTAGTTTTAATGAATTCCAAAGATGTTTCATAATTTTCCTTATTGATCCAGGGAATAAGAGCAACTGATAAACTGCCGAATTGAACATTCATGGGTCTATCAATAATGTTGATATTATTGTTTTCAAAAAGTTGATTAAGTGAATTGATTTGATTTGTATTCTTATAATAGGTATCGTGGTTGCCAATTAAACACCAAAGTTCAAATTCACCAGAATCAAAATGAGAAATAAATCTCTTTTTCACTTCTGCTAGTGTTTGAAAATTAACAAATTTACGACGATCCATCAGATCGCCAAGATGTATTACTTGTTCAATATTGTGTTCACGAAGATACGGAAAGAATTGATTCTCAAAGAAATCCAAAAAGTAATTTAAAAATAACGGAGAATCGTTTCGTACACCAAAGTGTGTATCACAGATAATAGCGACTTTCATTTAGTCCTCCATAAAGGATTCTAATGTTTTCTTCTTACGCTTCTTACGCTTCTTTGTTTGGGTCTTTTCTTCTTCTTGCTTCTTGTAATTTTCGTGTTCTTCTTCTGTGATTCCCATTGCTTGTAAATACTTTGTGAAATCACCATCATGGTCTTGTGATTCTAAAAACTTATATTTAATATAATTTTGTTTCTTTTCTTTTTGTATTCTTCGAAGAAATGCAAAATATATAATCTGTGTAAAATACGAAAATGGATTATTGGATTTATCTGGATCAAAGTTTTCACAATACATTAAACAATTTTCTATACCATCCCCTATCATTTCATCTTTAAACACATAATTCATAAAGTTTGGTTTCTTAGATAGATTCTCTGCTATCTCAAGAAAACATTTACCGATGTATTCTGTTACTGGTGGAAGAGGATCGCCAGTCTCTCTTGATTCTTTTACTTGTTTTTTCCAATCAACCATTTCTTGAAAAAACTTTTTGTTATCAATATAATGGGATTTTATTTTTGGTGCTTTGACTTTAGTTACCTCGATGTCAACCACTATCTTTTTCTTCTTCTTTTTCTTTTTCATGTTATACTCCATGTTGTATGAGGATCTTACACCATCTGGAAAGATTTTCAAGGAAAATCTATTGACATTTTCTTTTCGCTCGTTACACTTAGTGTGTCACGGTTCACCTAATGATCTATTCTAGATATAGTCTTTAGGATCAGGACTCCAATCAGACCAATCATTACCGAAGTCCTTGAGATCCTTTTTATTTTTCTTTTGAGGGGGTTTATTATTGGAAGAAGGGTCTACCTTCTTCTTTTTCTTTGACTTCTTACGGGGTTTAATTTCTGGGAAGAGATCTTCATCTTCAAAGTCTTCATCTATATTTTCCCAAGCCTTTGCCTCTGCCATCATATCAATAATTTCTTCTGCCATCTCAGGCGGAACATTAAATGTTACATTAACATTTTCTGGTGGTAGATTTGACATCGGCTTTGTGACTTCCCCAATAATTTGTTCAGTCATATCTTGTAATTTATTAACTTGTTCTTTTAGTTGAGGATTATCTTCTTTTTCTTTCTCCATATCGTAACATGAAGATATCTTAGGATCTGGAATTGAAATTGCAATTATTCCACTAGTAGCAATTTCAATAAATGTATCAAGACTATAATCGATCCATGTTTTAAACACTACCATTTCAGTGTTTGATAATTTATTCTGATCCAATAATACAATAGTTTTAAATTGCATAGGTCTTTCAACAAGTAGTGTTTTTTTTCTTATTTCTAAAACTCTACCAATTAAAGAATCACCGTTTATGAGTTTTATTAGTCTGTATCCGTTGTCTTGCATATGCTCTCCAATTTTATACTTAACTTCTTATGTGAGAACTTCTCGGATTCGTATATTTTTAAACGCTCATTATAATGACGAAGAGTATGATTCTGATAAGACTTCCAATGTAAGTCATCTGCTATATCAAATAGTCTAGCCTTATCTTTATGTTCAGACTTTCTTAACTGTCTGCCAATACTCTGTAATACTCGTATTCTACTCTTGGATGGAGAAGAGAATACAATATTATGTAGTCTTCGGATTGAGATGCCTGTAGAGAAGGTTCCGTATGAAGCAATGATGATTGCGTTGTCTTGTTTTTCACATAACTTACGAACATCTTCACGCATCTCAACATCAGTACCACCATAGACAAAGAAAACTTTCTTATCCTTAGTATTTAGTTTCTCTATGAGTTGGTGAAGAACCATGCCATGTTTTTCTACAAATTGAAACAGAACAAGTGTATTGCCTTTTAAATTCAAAGCAAGATTTGAAATAAATTCATTTCGTGCTTGATTTGAAATTAACCAATCTATTTCTTCTTTATATGTTAATTTTTTAATTGCTCTTCGTACTTCTTCTGGATATTGAAGAACTAAACAATCAATTGATAGTTCAGAAAGAATATCTTTATTCATTAATTCTTTTGTAGTAGTAACTTTCTTTACTCTACCAAACAATCCTTCAATTACCAATTTGTGTGTCATACTACCGTCAAGAGTACCAGTCGTACCAATACGCCAATCGCATGTTGTTAACTTGGACATGATAGTACTTAAAGATTTGGATTTGAATAAGTGACATTCATCTCCAATCACTGCTTCAAATTGATCAAAGTATTTCTTTGGCATTTTGTAGATACTTTGCCAAGTTGAAATAATAATTCTCTTATCAGAATCCTTGTCCTGACCACCGTGAATCTTATGACAATGATCTCTAGTCTTCCAACCAGTCTTGGATGAATATTCAAAAAAGTCTGAATACATCTGGGTGACTAGGGATATGGTTGGGACGATTATTAGTATTTTTTTATCTTCTGGTAGAAGATTTAACAAATAACGACATAGGACATATATGATTAGACTCTTACCTGACCCTGTAGGGGACAATAGAAGGCTCCTACGCTCGTTTAAAGCGTGTAGGATCGCTTCCAACTGGTGCTGGTGGGGTTCTAGACGCTTTCCTGCAGCGTGGGGGTTCAGAGTCTTAATATACTCTATAACCTGTTCAAGAGTGATTCTATCTTTATTTTTTGTAATTCGGTTCTCAACCGAATACGATCTATCCTTTGCAAACTGGAGAACATAATCCTCAAGTCCTGCATAGATGGTCTGTCCGTAGATGTTATACAACTTGATCTGTCCGTCCCACAGTTTATTTCTGTAGGCAGGCATGAACTTATGTCCTGGGACTTTGAAGGTAAAGTAGTCAGATAACTCCTTTGCAAAACTTCTATCACAGTCCACCTTTATATAAACAGAGTCTAACGGTTCAATCACTAAATCCATATACAAGTATTTATCATATACTTCCGTTGAGGAACTTACGCCAAGAGATAGCGTCGCGTATATGAAACTGTCGATTTGTGATTCCTTTAAGGACAGAACTCAAATAATCTACCTTTTCTTCTTGAATTGACATCTTGTTCTTTAATTCAATTAGATCCTTATCAGCATCTAAATAAATGTCCACATCCTGACGAAGAATCTTTAAATCAAATGGTTCCCATCCAAGTTCCTTTAATTGATCCTCGCTGAGTTTACCACAATAGTATTCCCACTTGAGTTTGAACATCTTGGAATAGTTTGTCTTGTATCCCTGATAACGCAACTTCTCTTCGTGATAAAAGTTGAGATACTTGTTATGTAACTGAGGAATACGCAGAGACTCCTTATCGAGTTCTGTGTCTTCAAACTTCATGTCTTGTTTTGCTTGTTCAATTAATTCATTTAAAGTCATGATGTAAGTATATCACAGATTACGAACTAGTCAACATTTCAATATAATAACCAGTGTAACCAAATGAACCAGTACAAACAATTGGAGAAATATCATTTAAATTTGTTTGTAGATCTATGCTATTTAATGATAATGGAAAACAATCTCTAAAATGAAATGCTATAAATGGTTTTGATACACTGTTCATTACTAATAATGTAGCATCTGAAAAGTATTCTTTATAATTTTGTTTTGCATTTGCAAAATTTACTGTTGGTGGGATGGACACAATCCAATCATGGAGTTGCTTCCAATTTTCCATATCTTCAGCAATCATGAAATCCATATCAAAATTTTCATATGTGATTTCTCCCATAGGTTTTCTAATAGGAGTTGCAAATGGAGATGGTTGTTTCCATTCGTTTAAAGAAATACCAGGTATGTTTGCTTTTTGACAAAAATAAACCACTTGTGGAATTTTATGAAAGACTACGCGGAACTCATTCGGTTGAAGAGTATTGAGTGTCTTTGGTTCTCTTGCAATTACTGATCTTAAGAATGTTGTATCCATATAGTTATTTATGTAAATGATAAGGGGAGGTCTTTCGACCTCCCCTCTCTTAGAGACTAGATATTACCTATCAACCACCGTAACTTGCGTCATTACCGTGTAGGTTGTCTACGCGGAAGATGCGGTAGTATTGGTTTCTTCTGCGTGTTAGGCGTTGAGCGTCTGGTAGATTGTCACTTGCAAGAACGAACGGATTACTTACGATACCGTAACGAGTCTTGAAGCCAATCTTTGGTTGGAAGTTACCAGTGTCAACTGCTCTTACCATTTGTAGCGGTACATATGGACAGTAGAAGATACCTGCGTCATATGGGCTTGTACCCTTATAACCTAGGCAAACATAGTTTACTGGGTTCCAGTTCTCAATGTGTGTTGGCATTGAGTATGGATCGATGTAAACCTTGAT